CAAACCAAGGTGGGGCGTGTGTCGCCTTGCACCAATTTGATTTTATCTGCAGCCATTAGATTCTCCGTATCTTCACTTGCTTAACTGTACGAACGAAAGACTTCAACGCACGATCTCTGGCCACATTCAATCCAGCGCGGTACAAAGCATCTCTTGCTACAGCCAGCCTGTCGTTGTAATACGGCTTGTCCATAGATAACGCAAGACGTGAAATTGCTCCATGCCCAATAATGTCGGCATAGTCTTCGTAAATAAAATCATCTATGGAACTAGTGCTTCGTGTTGGCTTGCATGCAACGCGCAGTGTTACTGCATTAGCAATAGTCTCTTCTGGCACTGGATACAATGTGTATGTTCTTGGATCCTTTTGCGTTACTATTCTTGGGTCGCCGCGCTCAGGCTCAACATCATTGATGACAGAACTAAACACCGATGGGTCAGTGATCTCGTCTGTGCCCTTTGGTATTAGCTTTCTATTCTTATACCAGCCAGTCAGAATCTTAACTACCACTCTATCTCGAGATGGTTCGAAGTCATAATCCTGAATGTTGCTAATGACCGTTATCGGATCAAGCGTCTCTTGCAGAATCAAACTCTTTTCGCAAAAGTCAATAATCGTATTCTTGATTTCATGCAGCGCCATATTGACAGTGCAGCCCGGCACATGCGGCATTACATAGTCTAGGAAGTCGTCGTGACTTTTCATTATGTTAACTCCGATCTGAATAGTTGCCTCATCGCAGCAGCTCTACCCTCAGCAGAGTACTCATCGTCACGCATCTCCGCTCTAAAGACAACGTAGTAATTCAACAGGCTTTGAAACTTCAGAGGGATTGGGATTTGATCTGTGGCAACGTAAATAGTGTCGGTGGCTTTGTATTGACCTAGACGGAAGTCTGGACGAACACGAAATACTTCTTGAATGCCATCATTACAAAATGACATCAACTGAGGAGTTGTATAACGAATGCCATCCTGATCGTTGAGTGTTACTCGTGCATCATCTATTACACTCTGGAAAGTAGCCATCTTTGCTCCAATAATTTCTAGGCAACCTATTTGCTATTTGTTCTGTTACAGTCGCCCAGCGCACATTGCCCGGCTCGTAGTTTCCTAACGGGTCTATCCGGTCTAGCGTCATTCCCTCTGGGCGCAGACCAATACAATCAATTAGCTCTTGTAAGTTTACAAACAAAAACTTTACATTAGCGTAACATACGTGATGCTTCGCGCCCAGCTTAACTCGTCTCTTAGCTTTATAAAAACTACGTCTTGTGTACTCAAGGGCTGGGTCATTCTTTACGCCAGTTCCTTTTCTTGGGTCTATCCCCGGGAATAATTTATTAGAGCACGGTTTACAGTAAAGAGGCTTACCCATCTTCTCAGCCTTCTTTATTACATCTCCGCGAGCTAACCTAGTCTCGTTGCAGTTTGGGCAAGTGGTCTCGTACTTCAAGTTTCCTGACATTTCAGATCCCTAGATATTATTTTAGGAATCCTTATTATATCACCACTTGACGTTGTCACCACTTAATTTTATCTGCCCACCACGCAGCAGACAGTTTGCCTTTGGCGATATTCTTTGCGTGACGCGCCTTGAATGATTCCCTGCGATTGCGGTATGACTCAGACTCACCAGACTTTGCTGGACTGCCTGACACACCTTGTTGCCCGAATCGAATCGTCTTGACTTGATCTCCGGACTTGGCAACCACTACATGCGACTTAGTGGGATGATCTGGTGTACGCTTTGGTTTGTTGTACCCAGATACTCCAGCGCGTTCCAGTCTAGAATCTTTCTTCATTTCTTTTTTCTTCCTGCTGCCATATTGTCAATCAGGTTTGGATATGGACGACCAGCAGACTTAGCTCGTTTCTTCGCTGCAGCTTTCTGTGCTGGAGTAAGAGGCTTGCTTTCTTTCTTCGGGTTGGGCTGATCCCATACTGGTTTCTTTTTCATTTCTTAAAACCTTTAAGTGTTTTCGCCAGACGAGCGCGCTGCCCCAACTTGCCGGGTGCTTTAGATGCCTTCTCCAACTTTTTTTCAGGGATCGTCTCGCCCTTTTTGATTCCCAGCGACTTGCGAAGAGAACCCGGCTTCTGTATCGCATCTTGAATCCAATTCTTTTTCTTTGCCATTATGATCCTCGCTCATTGACAGGGAACAGAATATTCAGATCTGGCTCATCGTCTAGATCTTGGAAGATTTCCATAGGCCATATGCCCGTGTCATTTTCCCCTTCGAACTTAACAAGAACTCTATCCCCGCGAGGAATCCAGCAGAACTTAATGGCACCACCATCAGAGCCCCAAGCATAACCATCGAAAGCGCCTATGGATCCACACCACTTTTGTTTGTCGGTTATGACAGTCGCGCCACCTACGTTGTTCTCAAAATACTTTGCGTGAGCATGCTTCTCTTTAGTCTCATGCGCTATTGCAAAACTTGAAACAAATAATACAACAGAAAGTAAAAGGCGACGCATAATGAATCTCCCATAACCGGAGAGCAGCAAGCGCCGCCCTCATTAAATTATTCTTGAGCGCCGGACTTCTTGCCCTTATTAAGAACTAACTTTGCCATTTCAGCAACAGATGGTTCTTGACTTTCTTGTGCCAATGATTCAAGTTTGATTTCATCTGGCGTTTGCTTCACAGACTGCTTCGATCCTTCGAGTCTGGTCGGATGTTTCCACTCAACCATATCGGATCGCTTAGCTAGGTTCTCATCCCAAGCATATATTTGACCTGAGGTCGTTTGCTTTAAAAGACGAAACTTACTTCTACGTTGAGTAGCAGGAGTAGATTGAACATTACGAGTAGACATAAATCCTCTATATAAAAAAATGGGAAGAGGCTCCCGTGTAAGAGCCCCCTCCCTTCCGTTAATTACGGAGTAACAGCTGCTTTCGATACATACAGATCGACCAGAGCCTCAGGCTTAACAACGCTGTAGCCATAAACATTCAAGCCACGAACGATGTTGCCGAAGGTTGTTGTCGAACGCAGGGTCTCTACGTTGGTGATCTGCGAAGCAAAAGAGATTGCATCACGAGTACCAGCGAGAACGTGCCATGCATCAACATCATCTGCCACAACATTCAAGTTGTTAGTTGTGTACAGGGTGAAACGATCGACCATACCAATCTTACCGTTACGCAATGGCGAAGTATCGTCACCGGTCAAGTAAGCTTGCTTCAGATCACTGTTCTTCAACAGAGGAGCCATCCACGAAGGGATAACCATCCAGCGACCATCTTCAGGTACGTTCTGCTCGTCGAGAACCAGACCGCAGTCAAGGATCTTTTCGAGGACGTTCGTAGTAGTGATTTGGATCGGAGCACCAGTAGTACCCAGATCGATGTCACCAGAGATAGCACCAGCGCTTGTGCCCTTGTTAGCGGCAGCAGCATCGGCAGCTACGTTGTTCAGAACGTCATTGTCGATTGCGATCTTCATCTGCTCAGATGCGTCGTTCGAGAAGATGTCCATCAGTTTCACGTCTGCTTGAACTTCATCAACATCATCCACAACAACAGCGAAGTACTTACCCTTGTCGATGGTCAGATCGATAGGATCAGAATCAGGCACCTCAGTAGTCAGTGTTTGACCTTTGCTGTAGCTACGGATTGTGATTGTTGGGATCGAACGGATATGAACGGTATCGCCCATAGCCTTGATCTCGCCTTCCCAATCGTTGTTGGTGATTTCAGCCAGAACGGTCGATTTGTAAAATTTGACTTGAAGCTTACCACTCCAAATCTCAGGAATAAACGCAGCGCCAGTAGGATTGGCGTTGTAGCTATATTGAGGATAGCCACTGGAAACAGGTACAGCCATTTTGTATTCTCCTTAAATTTTAATGGCCGCACAATAAAGGTTAACGAACACGTCCCTCTATAGATGCGGCATGTATTTCAGCTTCCATTGCCACCATATCTTTAGATGATATACGTCCAGATCTGCAAGCCGCGTAGAAATCAGCAATCTCCTTGCGCGTGAAATAGCGCTTGGCAGCAGGTGCTGTATTCGTATTGCGACTGTCAGGTACTTGGTGCTTCTCTCTATTGACAGGTGGTGGAACATTTGTATTGCCGGTTTGCATGGATTCAAACTTAGTGAAGAACCTTGCAACCCGTTCGGCATCACGCTCTTGCTCAGCCATCTCAAGGAGGTCTTGGCGAGTGCGTCCAGTAAGCTCGTCATATTCATCAAGCCAACTAAGGAAGCGTTCATCGGAGTTGAGTGTTACCCAATTAGGTGCCATCGCGTTCAGCCGGTCGTAGAAGCTGGCCTCCGTCGTCTTTGCAGTAGTGGTAACTACTTGCTCCATCCGGCGCTTAAGGTCAGCAATCTCCGCGTCTTTTGCGGTAGTAGCTTGTTGGGTTGCTCTTTGAATAACATCGAGCAGGTCTTCTCCGTACTTCTCTTTGTCAGCATCTGTGATGAGTGGGGCTTTGTTCGCTTCTGCCTGACTCTTCAGACTTTCGATCTGTGCTGAAAGCTCCGCCATTTGTGAACGAAGCTCTTTATTTTCCGCGGCCATTCTTGGCACCTCGGCCCGGTACTTCCCTTCAATTACCTTATACCGCTGTTCCCATTTCTCATCTTGTGGCGGGGCTGGCGGCTCCTGAGGTGGAATCCCGCCATTCCCATCTAGCGTAGGATCCATTGGAGGATCTTCTGCAGGAGGGTCGGATGGTTCATTGGGAGCCGGATTAGGATCTACGGGATCAGGCTCAGGGTTTTGAATTCCATTGCTGTTCTCATAAAACTGCTTATGGAGTTCGTTAGCTTTGTCTTCAGCTTCGCGTACTTTGCGTGGGATTGCCATAAATTTCTCCATGAGTCTCAGAGCCACGTCTGGTTATCCGAGATGTTCATTATTTGCTAACACTACCCCGTTAGCTTGGGGATCGTCGATTATCTCGACCGAATCTTTCTCATCGTGTCCTCGGCTCCATCTGCCTTTTCCAATATGGATTGCAGAACTTGTTGAGCCCCTTGGTTCCAGCGAAGGTGAACTTCGTCCTTGGTAATAGGGGTGGTCTTCTCAAGTTCACGCAGAGACTCGTGCAACCAACTCTTCACTATCTCAAAGTGAATGTTGCCTTGCAATTGAGCGAGGGCACTTATTGTTTCTTGACTAATATGTGATAGCACAAATTACCTCTTCATTGCTTTCATTGCATCAAGGTACGTTTTGTAAGCTCTGTCACGTTCTTTTTTCTTTGCTGCATTATTTGGGTCTGCCTTCGAGGCATTGTCAGCATCTTTGAATGTCAGACCTAATTTTTGAACCGCTTGATCTGCTGGGTACGGCTTGCTCTTGCGCTCTGTATTGTCTCCACCCTTAGCAGGCTTCGATGGGCGTTTCTCATTGTCCACAGGAGGGCGAGGATTATTAGGGATAACAACCGTTCTACCACCAGAATCCGCAGGAGCAGAAGGACTCACGCCACGTGTGGTAGAAACAGAAGAAGCAGCAGGAGTTGTGGAACGCACTGTAGCTGCAGCAGAAGCAGATCTAGGAGATACTCGACGAGCTGCCTTTTTTTCAACTGGATCACCCATCGGGCGCATATCCGCAGACTCAGTTGGGAATGAACTCGTATCCCCTCTGATAGCCTTACCCTTCATTGACTCTGTGTCTTGATATTCTGCCGATGGGGTTGGCGATATATCTTTAGTGGCAACAACCTCATCTATTGCTTTCGATACATCAGGGGCTTTCTTGCCACCCATTACCATCTAAGCATTACGCATACCGTCGCCTTGCATCTTGGCGTTCTCTGCAAATGCTTTTTGGTTTTGATACTCTTGACGACCGCGACCAGCACCGTAACGCTCGTAAGCCAAACTACCCGGCTTATCTATATTGCCTTCTTGGAAACGGCTTACTGTATTTCGAATGCTATCCATAAACCCGGGACGACCTGCAGCCTCGCGCTCACGATTAGAAGCCTCCATGCCCATCTGTTTCAATTGCTCTTCAGTAGGATCTCCGCCGTCGGCTAAGAACGCAGCATTAGTATGCATGTGCATTTCTTTAACGATGGCGCTATCAGTGTGCTCGCTATGAAAGATAGGACGGCTCTGAACACCGGTCTGCATCTTGGAGTTGCTAGTTTTCTTGTGATTGGCACGCAGCCAGTCAGGTACATTCCCGGACATTTTGCCTCCTTAGCACTTCTTCTTTTTCATAACCTTGCCACCGTTTGCCATCTTCTTCTTTTCCATTTGCTCTGCTTCGGCATACTGCTTCGGTGTCATCTTGCCTTTGGCTATCATCTTGGCTTTACCCATGTCAGCCTTGTGGCCTTCCTTAGCTTCGCCTTTCTTGTACTGACGAAGAGACATCTCGCCATTACGCAACGCCTTAGCTTCTGCCATTTCTTCCTTGGGTGATTCCTTGCCTTTGAATTTTTTCATCACTTCAGAATCCTTTAAAGGGCCTTTCATTTTATGAACTGGCATAACTGCCTCT